ATGATTTCATTATTATCATGGCGTGACCATCTGGGTAGAAGTTCTCTAATAAAACTTCTTTATATCCCAGTTTTTTATAAAACTCTCTAGCCACAGCATTCTCGGTTCTCACAAAACCATAAACACGGCTCACGCCTTTTTTCTTGGCCGCATTTTCCATTTCCGTTATCATTTCTCTACCAACACCCTTACGCCTATTAGACATCACGGCAATATCAAAAAGTTCGGCAGTCCCACCCTTGCCCATTCTCCATTCTAAGAAATCTACCTTATTGCGTTTGATTAACATAGTTGAGTAATTCGGCGCACTTCTTATCCATTGTATACCTGTCTTTTACCCATTGAAAGTTCTGTTGGCGGATTTTCTCCCTCTCCTTATCGTGCTGTAGATAATACTTAATCTTATTTTTGAGGTCTGCCATTGTGCCATTGTAAGTCACAAGATGGGGGTATTCTGCCTTTAGACCCTCTACTTCCCTGTGGATAAGAAACCCCCCCCTTCCCAGAGTCTCTACCACTCTGTTAGACCAATAGCGTGGCGAAGGGTAGGAATCGCCAACAACAACCTTGGACTCGGCATACAACTCATTAAGTTCTTTACCTCTCACCTCATCGGTATTATTGCGACCCACCCACTTAAATTTAGTGAAGGTGGCTTCCAAAAACTTTATTGTATTGGTGCGTTCTTGATAAATAGGACTCTCACAGCCCACGAAAACAACATTATGGGTATAGTTCTCTGGGGGAAGCATAAAGCACTCGTCTTTGTAAATCCCCTGTCTGACTGTTCGATGGTTCACCTTTGCCATTTTCCACTCAAAATCGTGCCCCCCGTCTGTTGTAAATACGTAGTCTGATTTGAAAAATCTGTGAACATGGACTTGATACTCTCGAGAGTACCCCCAATAAAGGTCAAAGAGCCAGCAGGCAGTGGTCATGCCTTGCCTACGATGAATCTCAAAGAGGGAGTCTAGTTCTGGGGGTTGATTCCATTTAGTGTAAAGAACTAAGTCTGGTTTGAATTTAGCTAGAATAGAACCAATATCTCTGGGTTGCGTTGACTGTTCACATCTAAAGACTGTGTGACCCAAGGATTCAAAAGACCGAGCAATATATTCCTCATCATAGAGCTTAACAAATTTACCTAGGAAGAGTATTCGCATGAGATTTCCCATTAGGGTGTGTTTGGGGTAATTTTCTTGGTTGACATTCGGGCGTTTCTGCCAATCTTTTCAGAAGTTGTTGGCGGTCAAAAGGCCTTGGTTGGAGTACCCTTTGAAGGTCGTCATAGTATGGTCCAGGTTTGAATATCCTGTAAGGGTCGTACTTCTCATACCTTTCGGCTTTCTTTTGGCGGTCTTCTGGAAGCATTAACCCATAATGTTCCAAGTAATAAGGCGCGTGCCAGCCATACTTGTACATGATTGGCGGACCCAGTCCGCAGTGAAGATTTTTCCTCTGAAAGACTAAACCAAACTCGGGGGCATATCTGTAGAATCGTATATTCCAAAACCTCTGTATTCCGGCGTCATGAGCAAAATGGTCACTGTCGTTGTAGAGGTTGACAATGAGGAAATACCAAGCGATTTCATCTCCGCTTCCAAGGCGTTCAGCTTCGCTACGAGTGAACTCTGGGGCAAAGACTTCATCCATGTCGAGGGCGATGACCCAGTCTGGTTCGAGTTCTCCTGCTTTGGTGAGGAGGTCTGTTTTAATGTTCGGCTGTTCTTTCCCCCACTCCCTATTATCTTCATAGGTTTTGAACCCGTACTTTTTGATAAGTTTTTTTTCTTTTTGTGTGGCATTATTGGTTACAATTAACGTATCATCACAGAGTCTTTTGAACTCCTTAAGGGTGGCTTCCATGTAGCGGTCTGCCTCCCCATGACCACAAACTCCTATCCCAACGATTTTAAGTGGTCTTTCAGCCATGTGACTTGAACTTCGTTTTTCTTGATTTGACTGTTGGCGGCATCTACCTGAACCTTAGCCTCCTTGTGGTCAGAAGCTAGATTGAAGTCTCTCACCACCTCTAGACGAAAGATTTCCTCCTGATTAGCCTCAATAAGGCCTTGTACGATTTCTTTTTTAGTTTTCATTTGCGATTTTCATTAAGCTTGGTAAGTACTTCATCTTTGATTTAGGCGGAAGCTTGCCTTCCCTCTGGGCTTTTTTAATTTCACGTGTAACATATTCGTCAATCATCTTGGTGTACTTCAAGTTTTCCTTGACCTTTGTTTTGGAAAACATCCCTAAGTCAAGCATATTTTGTATTTGTTGGCGTTTTTCTGGAGCAATAGACTCAGTTTTCACTGCTTCCAACATCACCATCTCTACTTCAGGAGAGATTTTTTTAACCTCCAAGGCGGCACTAAGAAGGTGTTTTGGGATACTCGCCTGAATACCTCTTAAGACCTTAACAAACTCTTGTTCCTGTTCTTCGGTGTATTTCATCTTAGGCTTCTTAGGTTAATGGGGTTTCGATTGGTGTCAATGACGTCGAAGTTACGAGGCATTTCTATGTGTCCTCTGGCAGCTTCTAGTTCCTCATCCTCACCCTCCTTAAGTCTCTTGAGAGCTTCCTCCACCTTTCCCTCTCTGTGGAGGGCGTGAGCATCCTTAACTGCTTGATAGAACATGGTTCCGTCTGACACTCCGATTAGTTTAGGTTTAGAATTTTGCGGACCGATAACCTTGCCCCTCCCCTTAACAAGTCCGTCTGCCTCTTTTTCTTGTGTGGCTATTACAGACCCATCATACCTTTCAAAGAAGTAAGTCTTCTGTGGTGCTTCAAGTTTATGTATTACGATATCGCCTTTTGACGGTGTTATTTCTTCCATAATTTTATTGTACTTAATTGTACCCTATTGTACTACAGACACATTTAGATTGCTGGCTCATTACTTGGATGTCTTGATGAGCAAGGACACCCAAGCAACAATCTGTCTAAGATTAGCTTCCTAGGAACGCATTGGATGCGTTAATAAGAACTGCTGCTGGTTCACGAAGAACCGCAACCCCGAACAGAATGTCTACCACGACTAATGTACCCAGGTTTTCTGGGCGGTTTTCCATTTGAACACGAATCCTATTTCCACCTCGGGTCTGAATTGCAAATCCGAAAGCACTCTTGTGTAAGAGAAGGTTTCTGTAGGTCTGAAGACCTGAAACAATGGAGTTGGTTGTGTACACAGGAACACCGAAGAGAACACCCTTGAAGTTAAGTTCGTAACCCTCTTTCGAGAAGTTGCCGGATTTAACTGGGCCAGCCGCATTACCTGGACCAACAGAGTACTGTTGGTAGTACTTGGCAACAGCGTGAAGCTGGTTCCAGTACACGTAATTGTGGAAGAAGAAAGCACATTCTGAGAGTTTGTACTTTCCAGCCTCCATAGCCTGAAGAGCCTGTCGGATTTCCGAATCAGACACAACAGTGGCTGTGTCGCCAATGGTGTTGGTTGTGACGCTTGACCAAAGAGCCGCAAGAGCACCTTCAAGAGATTCAGCTAAGAGAGAGGCTGCCTGTCGGGCATAAACCTCGTTAACTGAATACTTGGATGCGATTTGCTGAAGGTCCTTATCACCGATTATCCACGCTACATATTCGTGCGTGTCGATAGTAAGGGTGGTATCTACGGTAACTGGTGAAGCTGTGGTAATTTCAGCACCTTGAGTTGACTGTGTTGAAACGGTCAAAGCGTTGGTGTAGAAGTTAGGCACGTGGAAGATATCACTTCCTTCAGTGGCAAATTGAGACAAGTCGGTGCAGAAGTTTGCAAGAACAGTGTCGTCGAAAGTTTTCTCGTTGACGATGGTTGTCCACATCTCTGAGATAACTGCGACCAAATCTGTACCTGTAAACGGGTCTGTAGTAACTGACATTTAATTATTCACTTTTAACCCCTCCCTTCATCTTGGCCTCAAAGGCTGCCTGTTTTTCTTCAGGCGTACCTGTCTTGAATATTTCCTCAACAGGCTTACCTTTGAAGGTTGGGACTCTAGTAGGAGCGGGGGTTGAGTCGGTAGATTTTTTTTCTGACCTAATAGCCTCGACCGCTTTCATGATGAAAGGGCTCTTAGCCGCTTCAGATAGTGAGATGCCCTTGCCTTTGGCGTAGGCTTCGATTTCCGCAATCTCCTCTGAGCTATGCCCAGCGACACGTAAATCTACTTTTTCCTCTATCCGTTTTTCTAGCGAAGCAGAATCAAATTCATTCGATTCCCCCTTTGGTAATTTAGATTCAGGACCTTTCTTTTCTCTCTCCAATTTCTTGAGGCGAGCAAAGTTTTGTTCTGAAGCACTTGCCTTATTTCTAAGAGCTTCCAGTTCGGCTTTGGAGATTTTGACATTGTCTGAATCCCCTTCGGAATCTTGCGACTCCTCTTCTGTTGTCTCTGCAGAATCATTTTGAGTTTCCTGCTCCTCTGTTTCGTTTTCCATTTATGAGTTGGTTCTCTAATAAGTGCGCGTTGTTGGATGCGGCGCCCCCCGATTCCCTTTATTCAAACTTACTCGAATTGATTCACCACTGCACTTTGTTTTGGCACAGGGCGAATCTTCTCTAGTAATAATTCCTTGATGACCCTGGCTGCTTGGCTAGCGGATTCCTTAGAATCACCTTCTTTCCAAGAACGAGAGTCATAGGCGTAGTCTATGACACGTTTCACATAATCGGCAAGATATACGCCTGTTTCAGACTTGGATAGGGATTGGAAAAATTCAATATCTCTTTGTTCTAATTTCATACTTTATATTGCTTGTACGTTAGGTGTGGGCGAGGGTGAAGTTTTTGCTAACGAACCTGCGATTTGGGGTTGTATTTGAGGTTGGTCTTTAGGTTGGTAGGTTAAACCAAGTTCTACTGGTGAAATACCTCCGAGGGAGAGTAGCTTGAATATCAGGGCTCGGTTGGTTGGGTCTTGGAGTGCCATTGGGTTTGTGCCTGCAATCTGGAGAACCATTTGGATAAGTTGGGATTTAACCGAAACATCTGAAGATTCGCCAGTGATGTTGATATCAATCATGTACTTGGCGTTGGTCCAGAAGCCTGAAGGAATCTTGAGGAAGCGTTGCTTCTTACCTCTAAGTTTATCTTTGACCTGCATTCTTAAGAGTTCCTTCTGCTCTTGAGAAGGGTGCCAGCCTGTCTTTTCGGTGTATTTGATAATCTTGTCTCCCACCAAAGCTTCGGTAATGGCGTCGTCTAGGTAGTTAGACTCTTCGTCAGCACAGGAGAATATCATGGTGTGTTCCTTAGCGGTGTCATGTTTGAAATCAGGAATGATGTCTTCTAGGAGCATTGGCTTGTAGAAGAGTCCTAAGTCCTCACGCTTAAGTTCAAAGAACGAGGAAGCCATTGAGGCTTGGATGTTGGCTACACCCAATGGGGTGCGAGAAGGTAGGGAAGCTCCAGTAGTAATGTCTGTGGTGAAAGTCTTCCTTTCGGTGTTCATGTCCCAGTTTTGGCGAGTTTCTTGGAACTGAGGAAGGTTGCGAGCTTCGGTAGCTATAGGAGTGATTTCGCTAGTGGCGTGGATTAGCTGACCAGGTTGATAGTTAACGATAGTGTTTTTGCCAGCAACTTCTTCATCACGAGTTTGCCATAGAGGGGTGGAGTGAACAGCCAGAGACTTTCGTTCTAGGTTCTCGGCTTCGTTTCGGGCAATCTGGTTATCCAAGAGAAGTTCAACATACCCCCTACCAATAGCCCTTCCCGGGACCTCCTCCCATTTGTGTTCTCGATAATTGTGCTTCTTGAGTTCTTCTTCAAAGAGGGTGATAGACCCAGTCCATTTCTCACCCCTACGATTGATTTCAGACTCCACAGACCTCTGAATTCCGTCTCCTTTTCTATAAGACCAGAGTTCAGCCTTAACTTGGCGAGACCATTTACTACCTTTCTTGTTAAAGCAGTCGTAGATTAGATAGTCTCCCAAATCTTCCATCTTCTCGAGTTCTGAGGTGTCCCAACCCAAATCTTTCATTTCCCCTAGGGAGAGGGTGTAGAGTTCAGCGAAAGAATCAGTAACAATACCTTCGGCTGATGGATTGTGTCTGAGGTTGTGGAGAGGGACTTGTTTCCAACCGTCTTTGGTTTTCTTGTTTACAATGTGTCCGTAGATTGGTAGTGATTTGGCGTTCTTATTAAGAAGCTGACCAAAATTAGTATCCTTGAGCCACTGCTTGAGTCTGCGTTGCATGAGGAAAACCCTAAGCTCGTCATTGTTGTGCTCTGGGGTTAAGAGGATGTCCCGAGTATCTAGGTCAACAAACTTGGTGGCGATGTCGCAAACAGGCTTTACAATGTTGTAGAAAAACTTCCTATAACCTTGAGGGTCAAACTGCCCTGTTTTATATTTAGAGTTGTAGTAGAGGTCAATAGTCTTGAGCATTTCAGGCTCGTTGAAATACCACCCTCCAGGCATTTCTACATCGTCGTACCAAGAACCTATAAGCTTCCGTGCGTATTCGTCAGTCATTTAAATATTAAGTATATAAATATTGAACCTTACTAGGCGTTTTCACGCTATTTTCAAGCACGTTCCTCTTCTTAAGATTCACAGATTTTAAGTCCCAATAAGCAAGCATCATAGCCATCACCCTGTCATCGTGATATGGGTGAGGAGCACCAGCACCTTTCATTTTAGCTTCATCCATCCACACGAAAGCCTCAATCTCACTCATGATAGCCTTGTCTCGTAACTTGGGCCACTTAGAGTGGAAGAGTTTGGTCATGTTCTCAATTAACTGAAGTTTGGTGGCGTGATTAGTAGAGAATCCTAGTTTATCTATCTTCCTATTTTCCCTTTTGGAGAAGACTTCCCTCTCATAAATCTTGTCCCACTGCTTTTTCAAGTCCTCAATGAGGGCTTGACCAATACCTGTAACTTCGGGAATGATAAGAGGTTTTTTGTATTTAGAGTACATCTCTGCCATCATCACGGCTTTGGTAGTAATGACGTGGGTGGGGACATGGCCTGAGAAAGTAGCTACTACATCCCCAGTAAGCTTGTCAACACAGATAATCGAGGTGGGGTCTTCAGCCCCAGTAGAGGGGTCAATGCCAATTTGGTATTCGTGGCTCTCGGGTTCAAAGAATATCTTAATTCCTGCGATTTCCCTTATGGGCTCCTTAAGAAAAAGAGCCTGTTCTTTGTCGATGTCTGATGAGAAAACCCTCCCCTCAATCATAGTTTCAGTACTCCAAATACCCTCCACGAAACGCTTAACATACATTTCGCCTTTAGTAAGCTGGTCTTCAATAAAACCCTCTGGAAGATTAGCCTTGTTGTCGTACATACCAGTTTCAATCAATCTGGTATTGGGTTTAGGATTTGCTTTGAAATAATCATAAGCCCAGTATCTAGCTGGGTTAGTAGTGGCGGCTTTTTGCCTAAAAGGTACATTACGGGACATTCTACCAGCTAACTGGTCCCAGAGAATTTGGTCAATTTCCTCTAATTGGTCAATAAATGCCCCACCGAGGTTGAGACCTCTGATTTTTTGGGTAGCTTTTTTAGTATCATCGCCACCCACATTGGTATCTAGACCATAAAGCAAGATTTGAGACTTGTTAGGGAATTCAATAATCCCAGGACCCACCTTATAAGTGTAGGTTCCGGGAGGAAATATCTCTTGAATAGCAGGAATTAAAGTAGAATCAATATCGCCTCTTGATTTTCTACCAAGGAGGATAGAGTTATTGGGGAAAAACATTGAAAGTAGGTACATTTTAATAATTAAACCCACTGTTTTACCACTTCTGTAGCCTCCTGAAATGAGTAATTCAGAGGTTTTATCGTTCACAAACTCTTGTTGATTTTGAGTGAGCTGGAAATCGCCAAAAGACTCTATCCACACTTCACCAGAGAGCCATTTCTTACCTAATTCCTCATACTGTTTTAATGTTTCTTCCATTTTTATGCTATTTATGCTTCAAACCAAGTTTCTTCCTCAGCATCCTGTGAATAAGGGTCTGAATGTTCAGCTTTATATTTAACTTGCTTCTCATACGCCTTAACAGCCCGCCTAACATGAGCAGAATAAGAAGTACCCCAACCCTTATATTTATTAAGTAAAGCAATAGTCTCACTGTCTAAGGTAAAGTTTATTCTTTTATGGTTAATTCCCCTTTTCATGGATTATTTATACACATTAGTGTGTATAAGTAGATTGAGCAATTTTGGAGTATAGCCAGATATCTAACTTAAACGAACTATAACTATGGTTGCTACCCACCCCCCCTATGCCTATCTATATATAAAGGTATGCTTACGCATGCTCATCTGTAGGCGGGGCGTCATTCTCTATAAGTGG